CAACAAGAGCCAGCCTTCTATAACTACTTCTGTTTCCTACTCTGCGTAATTATTATAAAAATGGTATCATAGTGGTATGTCAAACACAAAAAACAAGGTAAATGCTGTAGAAAGCAAAGCAGAGTATGGAATTTATGTATGGATTTTACCAAACGGTGAACCATTTATGGATGATCGTGGTAACACACTAAATGTTCCTTCAAGAAAATATGATATTTCAAAAATGAAATCCCTAGCTGATGCAGCTAGTTATTGGGGTAAACCAGAAGGTGAAGCCAAGTTTATGCCTGGAGTTGGAAGAGTATCTGATGATGCTTCAAGAGAAGATCATGAAAGAATGGCTGAAGGCTTAACTCCTTATGGAGATACAGAAAACTGGAGAGAGGTGTTCCAAAGTGCAAGAGATTAATGGTTCCGATGTTAGTATGCTTTCTGTAAAAAAAGCAGAGAATGATTTTACAACTTCCGCAGATGATTTTAATAAGTCTGCAGATGAAGTAATGAAGCTCTCTGGTTTGAGCCATAATTTCAGAAGAGCAGCAAAAAGAAAAATTGAAAAGGCAGATAATAATAGCCTTACTGGAGATGGATCGTCCTCAAAGCAGATAGTTCCAGATAAGTATGGATACGGCATCTTTGATGTAGTTGAAGCACCATACAACATGAATTCTCTTTCTAGAATATATGAAGTTTCTGCAGCAAATTTTGCTGCAATTAATGCAAAAGTTTCAAACGTTGTTGGTCTTGGATATTCCCTAGACCCATCTCTTAGTGTTATGCAAGCACTTGAAGATATTGAAGATCCAGATAGATTGAATCGTGCAAGAAAAAAGATTGACAGAGCAAGAGAGTCAACAATTGAGTGGCTAGAGTCAAGAAATGATGAAGATACATTTACTGCAACTCTAATGAAAGCCCTTATTGACAAAGAGTCAACTGGTAATGGGTATCTAGAAATTGGTAGAACTACAACTGGAGAAATTGGATATATTGGTCATATTCCAGCTTCTACCATTCGTGTACGCCGTCTTCGTGATGGATTCGTTCAGATCGTAAATGGAAAAGCAGTTTTCTTCAGAAACTTCCAAGATGTAAATCAAGCCAATCCAATTGGAGACGACCCTCGTCCAAATGAAATTATTCATCTTAAAACTTATACTCCAACAAATACATATTATGGCATTCCTGCAATTGTTGCAGCAAAAAATGCCATGGCAGGTAATGAGTTTGCATCTAAATTTAACCTAGAATACTTTGAAAATAAGGCTGTTCCAAGATATGTATTCTGGATTAAGGGTGCAAAACTTTCAAGAGATGCAGAGCAGAAGCTGTTTGACTTTTTCTCTAATAACCTTCGTGGTCAAAACCATAGAACTGTTGTTGTTCCTCTTCCTGCAGATGATGGAAATGGCAATAAGGTAGAAGTTAAGATGGAGGCAATCGAAAATGGTATTCAAGATTCGTCCTTTAATAACTATAGAAAGTCAAATATTCATGAGATTTTGATGGCTCATAGAGTTCCAATTTCAAAAATTGGAAGCATGGAAAATATTTCTCTTGCTAATGCTCGTGAGGCAGATAAGACATTCAAGGAACAAGTTTGTCGTCCAGAACAAGACGCTCTTGGTAAATCCATTAATAGACTTGTTGCAGAAAAGACAGATATGTTTAAACTAAAGTTTAATGAGCTTACTCTTACAGATGAAGACACTCAGTCAAAGATTGATGAAAGATACCTTAGAATGCAGGTTATTATGCCTAATGAAGTTAGATCTAGGCTTGGTATGTCCCAACTTCCTGATGGTGATACTCCAGTAATTCTTAAGCCACAACAAGCAGCAGAACAAAGAACACAGGCTTCTGGAAATAGATTGAGAGATCAACAAAGAACTGCAAACTCAGCTGATACTGGAACTGGATCAAGAGCTACTCAAGGTGACGGTAGACAACAGCAATAAATAACACTATAATAAGAAAAGTGTTATATAATTGAAATGCTATGGTAGATTTACAAAAAGCTTCTCTTACTACCAATGGTCAACAAATTACATTGACCATGCCTATCTCAAAGGTAGACGTAGAAAAGAGAATAGTATCTGGGTTTGCAACACTTGACAATGTTGATCGTCAAGGAGACAGGATTACATCCGAAGCATCCCGTAAAGCATTTGAAAGCTTTAGAGGTAATGTGCGATTAATGCACCAACCAATTCCAGCAGGAAAAGTTGTAAACTTTAGAACAGAAACTTTCTTTGACATGGAAACAAACAAGCAGTATAGTGGCGTGTATGTTGATGCCTATATTTCAAAAGGTGCAGATAACATTTGGGAAATGGTTCTAGATGGTACACTTACTGGTTTTTCAGTTGGCGGAAACGTAAAAGATTCAGAACCAGTACTTGATGCGGAATCACAGAAAACAGTTAGAATAATTAAAGACTATGATCTAGTAGAACTATCACTAGTTGATTCCCCAGCAAATCAATTAGCAAATATTTTTTCTATTCAAAAGACAGATCATGGCAACGTTGCTGATGGAATTTTTAATAAATCAAATATCCAGAATGTATTTTGGTGTGAGGCAGATAATCTAGCCTATACTGGATCAGAAGAAACTCATAAGTGTGCAAATTGCAATTGCGAATTAAATACCATTGGTTGGGTTGATGAAATAGATGAGACTTCAACAGCTAAAGCTGTTTTTGCAATGGTAAAAGCAGAAAATGTTGTAACAAACGAAGAAACTCCAAATAAATATTCAGATCAGAATATGCCAGATCATTCACTAGATGAGTGCAAGGATCCAGAAAATTGCCCAGATCATATGGGTAAAAAGAAGGATGAGAACGAGCGTAAAGACAAAAAGAAAAATGAAATGCAAAAGAGAGCATTTAATGTTGGAGATTTTGTACAATGGAACTCATCTGGAGGAACAGCTCGTGGTAAAATTACAAGAATAGTAACTAATGGTAAAGTTGTTGTGCCTAATTCAAGCGTAACAATTACGGCTACTCCTGAAAACCCTGCTGTAGCAATTACAGTTTATCAGGAGTCAAACGGTTCTTGGAAACCAACAGATATTAGAGTGGGACATAAAATGAATACCTTGAGAGCATGGAGCACAAAGGTGAAGAAAGTTTTCGGTATTCCAACAAAAGTTTTACTATCCGATGAGGTAGTAAATAAGGCAATTGAGACTGATACTCAGTCAGTTGCCAACCAAAACAACGAAGGAGGTGTTGAAGTGGCTGAAAACATTGAAACTACTACAGATGTAGTAGAAGAAGTAGTTGTTGACGAAGTTATTGAAGAAGTTGAAGCAGTTGAAGCAGAAGAGTCTGTAGAAACAGTTGAAAAGTCGGATGTAGCAGAAGAAGCAACTGAAGAAGAAGCTATCGAAACAGTCGAAGAAGTTGCATCAGAAGATGCAGCAGAGGCAGACGCTTCCACCGAAAATGGTGAGGCATCTGACTTGGAGAAAGCCCTTAACGAAGTTAAGACTTTTGTAGAGGAAATCGTTGCAAAGAGCACAGTAACAAATGTTGAGTCTGTAACAGCAGTAGCTGGAACAGTAGCAGAAGTAACAAAGGCTCTTGGCGACAAGATTGCAGAAGTTGAAAGCGGATACGCAGAGGTTAACAAAGCTCTTGCAGGAATCTCAGAAGTACTCTCAACTCTCTCAGGAAGAGTAGAGTCTGTAGAGGCAGATACTGCAGTAAAGAAGTCTGGTGAACTTGGTGAATCATCAGATAAGACAATCACTAAAACCCAATCAACTTGGGGCGGACGCTTCCTCGGCACCGCAGAATTAATTTAAAAGGAAAAGTGGGTGAAAAAATAATATGAGCGACAATATTTTAGAAAAGGCTGCAGCTAGCGGTACAGTTCTATCTCCATTGACATCCCCAGGCGACATGACTGCCGAAGGTAACTCAAATGACGCTGGTGGTGTTCTAAATCCAGAACAATCACGCCAGTTTATCGACTATATTTTTGACGAGATGGTTCTCGCCAATGATGGACGTAGAGTAGTTATGAGAGCTAACACAATGGAAGTAGACAAGGTTCGTGTAGGTTCACGTTTGGTTGCTAAGGCAACTCAGGCTGAAGATACAGGCTCCAACTCAGCTCCAGCATTTACAAAGATCGAACTTACAACAACTAAGTTCCGTCTAGATTACGAACTTTCGACAGAATCCCTTGAGGACAACATCGAAGGTCAGCAACTTGAAGACCACATTGTAAGATTGATGGCAACTCAGTTCGGTAACGATCTTGAGGACATTGCTATCAATGGTCGTCCAGCATCGTCAGGCAATGGTACATACAATAACACATTGAATGGTTTCATTCGTCAGACACTTGACACATCTTACACAGGTGCTCACGAAGCTGCAGCAGCTGCTGCAACAATGACAAGCATCTGGGAGGCAACTCCAGATTCAGGTGATGGATCTGTTGCAACTCTGTCTCTTGAAGCTATCGAAGCAGTGTACAATGCACTACCTCGTAAGTTCAAGGCTCGCCGTCAGGACCTAAAGTTCTACATGAACAGCAAGCATCTTCAGGAACTAATCTCAGCACTTCGTGCTGTTGGTTCAGTACCTGAGCAGGTTGCAACCCGTGTAATTGATGGCGTTCTTCCACAGATCGGTGGTCCAGCAGGAGCACAGTACATGATCTTTGGATTGCCAGTACTTGAAGTACCTTTGTACCCAGATAACTACGTTGACTTGACATTGCCAAGCAACCGTATTTGGGGCTTCCAGCGTGATGTCACGGTTCACCGTGAGTTCAAGCCGAAGAAGGATACCGTAGAGTACACAGTATACGTCCGTATGGGTGTAGCTCTAGAAGAGAAGTCCGCTATTGCTTACGCACAGCGAACTGCTTAATCTATAACCGTTGGGAGGGTCGCAGGAAACTGCGACCCTTTCATCATTTATTGAGGTATAATTAGTCTAGGAGGATTTATAAATGTTTGATAAAAAATCAGTATTTGAATTAAAATCTATTTGCAAGTCTTTAGGTATTGAAACTAATAAGAATTCAAAAAAGATTGAGCTTCTTAATGCCATCAAAGAAACTGGTTTAACTGATCAAGAAATCCTTGATGCTATTGATAAATCTTTTGACTACAAAGAGGCAGATAAAAAAGAAGCATCTGTAGAAGTTTTAGAAAAAGAAGCCCCTGTTGAAAAGAAACAGGAAAAAGTTTTATTGAAAATGGTTCACCCAAGAGGTGCCTTAAATGTTGGAAATGGAGTAGTTTTCACATTTGAAGAACCATTTAAGTTATTATCTAAAGCACAGGCTGACGATATAATTAGAAGAGCAAAAGAAGAAGTAAGGGAGGCTACACCAGAAGAACTTGCGTTCTTTTATGGAGTAGATTTATAAGATGAAAGAGTACCTCAGATCCGATGGGGAAGAACTAAGCATTACATATACTGCCCCAGCAGGAACTGATTCTGTTATTTATACTATTACAGATCTAGATCTTAATGAGGTTCTTTTTGCAGACGAGGCAACACTAATTTCTGGTGTAAACTTCTCACTTGATATACCATCAGATATTACAGCATACGATAGAAAGCTTCAGATTGATTTACAGATTGTAGATTCAGGATCTTATTCAGAAGACATCCTTTTTGCTTCATTGGTAAGACCATACTGCAACATTGATGAACTAGCATCAGAGCTTGGACTGACCATTAGCTCAACCCCAACCACTTCTGGTCAAATAAAAAGATCAGACCTAGAAAGACTTGAAAAACGAGCAAG